TCACAGGGTGTATCTGGATCAGTAGTAGTTTCAGTAAGTGGTGTTAGCGCTACCACAGCGGTAGGTGCTACATCAATAAGTTCTGGAATAACAGTTTCTGCGCCTAGTGTCTCAATGACCACGGCTCTCGGAGCAGCAACGCCAGGGACTGTAGTAACACCAAACGGTGTATCAGCTAACACAGAATTAGGTCAATTAACACTAAACCAAACAGTAAATGTTTCGGGCGTATCAGCTACGTCTTCAGTAGGATCATTAGGTGTGGCTCTAGCAGTTATACCACAAGGTCAATCAGGAACAATAAGTCAGGGTGCAGCGACAGTACAAGCAGGAGCTCTCGTAATACCTGCTGGTGTAACAAGTACAACAGCTGTCGGATCA